TTGGTGTGTCTAACATGCACTCACCAATGTGCACCTTGCCCTTGGAATCGGTGTATGTCTCACCGCATCCGCTTGCCCACTCAAGGAACATGAATACAAAGAACAGAATCAATGCCGCGCTGACGATGCCTTGAGCAAGCCAGATGACTAACGGCTTGAGGTAGTTTGTCCAAAGATGTTTCATTGTGTTGTCCCCATGATGTTGTCGTACTGTTTCCACGCCTCGCACACTGCGCATCCCGCTTCATAGTCGGGGCAACGCTCGCCCCAATAGAACAAGACGGCTTCGTGCACTGGGTTGTTCTCAGGCTCGGTGTTTGCATTGATGTCCACATCGCACTCGGTGTGTCCCTCGGTTGGTGTAAAGATCAAACTGAGCATGGCAGTACGCACCTCGGGTGCAAGGGGCTCGCGCACCTCGTCAAAGATGTCGATGGTTTTGTTGTCTTCGGGTTGCTTCATGATGTTGTCCTCTTGGGGTTGGTTTGTTTGATGAAGTCAAGGTTGTTCCCTGACACGTAGTAGTAGTTGCTCTTGGACAGTGGCACACTGGCGTGCTTGACCTTCTTGGCGGCAGTCTCACCGCAATCGAGGCATGTGGTGTAGCCGATACGTGAACGTGCAGGGGCCACGCGCTGTGCATAGCAACAGGTACAAACAAGTTGATGGGCATGGTGTTCTCGGGTTGACTCTCGGGATTTTGCCATGTGATGTATCTCCTGATAAGTTGTTATACGGTGTATAACATTGTTGGTGGTCTTGGGGTTCAAGACGCTTTATCAACCAACAGACTATAGTATACCACGATGAACTGTCTATGTCAAGTGTTTCGTGTTGTTTTGTGTGGGATTATGGTGTGAAGTGTAATGTTCTTTTGTTATGTGAATGTTCTTGTATTGTAGCTATGCAAGTGCTTGATGTACAACACTGTTCTAAAAGTACCGTCAAAAAAGACACACCCCGCCCCTTCCCGAACACGTGCCAACTTTTCAAATTCTGATGGGCAAAAACTGGGCTGAGCAATTTATACCTTCGGACTCTTTTTTAAAAAAAGAACATTACAAACAAACTATCTATTTATCTATTATCTTATTATCTAATGCACAAGATATTTTCTTTTGCCTATCGGCAGGAGTTATCAAATGCCATCTAATGCAGTTTTATAATGTTCTTGCGAAAACGAACATTGCAAGAACATTGCGGAACATTAGGGGGTAAAAACGAACATTAGGCGTTACAAAAAACATGTTAGCCATTTGAGCAAAACGAACAATGTAAAGCTAATTAAAACGAACATTAGAACAACATCCAAAACGTACAATAGAACAAAGCTAAAAACGAACAGTTGGTACTCGTCGCCGCTTTAGGAACTGGTTTCGGGTGTTATACGGTGGATAACAAATGCCGGGCCTGACCACGTAGCGTATCATGTGGTAAGTTGTTTTGGTGAGTGTGTGAGCCAGTAGCTCATGGATCGGTCGCGTTGTGTGCCGCTCGCTGTCGTGCTCGTCGCCGCTTTAGGAACTGGTTTCATTTGTTATACGGCGTATAACATGATTGGAATTGGGGTGCATATAAACATGGTATGAGAGGGAAAATTTAGGCGAAAAAAAACCCCCAACCAAAAGGTCAGGGGTTTGGGGTTGATCAATTACTTGATCAGTGCTGAAGCAGACTTCAGATATTTCACCATTTCAGTGGCTGAGAATGTCACCGCTTCAGCCTTTTCCACTTTGTCAATCCAAGCGGTCAGGTCACGCTTCAGCCGTGTGGCCATGTCGCTGACCTTCTTTGCACCGCGTTCGTCATCGGTCATCATTTCATCCTGCTCAGCCTTGCGAACGTGACTGGTAACCTTCACCAGCTTCGCACCAGTCTGCTGAATAATCCAACGCTTGGTGACCTTCTCCTCATCGCTCAGCGATGTCGCAGGCTTTGCCATGATAGCCTGCTCAGTCTTTGTGAAGCTGAGCAAGATCACGTTCTTTTTAAACGCATCGCGGTATTCTTTGTCACCGTCTAATGTCTCCGATGTCACGCCCTCAGCACGCAGGGCGTCAGCCGCTTTCAACCAACGCTTCTGGACAGCCGTGTCAGCCTTCAGCGTGTCAACCACAGTAGTGATTGTCTCAGCGGATAATGTAAATGTAGCCATGATATTTCCTTTTAGGATTTACCGGCTGAGTGCGCTACTTGTGTCCGCATTTCCCAACCGATGACTGAACTTTAACACCGCATAACATGTTTGTCAAGGAATAGGCACGATTAGATATGATTCGATAGTTGTTATACGCGGTATAACATTGCACCGAATCGGATTTGGCCCTATGGCTGACCCACCCGTACGCCACCCCCCGCTGTGTGGTTAGGAGTCCCTGTGTCGCTGTAGGTATACTATTCCAAACGAATACCCCCCACTTCCAAAAAGTGCCCATCCTATAAAAATTTTCCCTAACCCAACGTAGAGACTACCCCCTATCATGTTTATACGTAGCACACCGGTACGTCTCGGCGGGTTATATGGGACTACCCCCCATAACATCTTTTAGGATACCTACGTAGCGTTAACTCTGCGTTTATGTAGAACACCCCCCATAGGGAAGTTTGACAGCCTCAAAAAATCAGTTACTATTACGTATCGGTCTACACGGACTTGCGCACAATGACAATTGAACTCACGCCAGAATTCGGGGTGGAGATCATCCCAGACATTCCATACCTCGACCTGCGAGAAAGGGCCGAGGCTGCTTGCCGTTCTATCCTTCTATTAGAAGAACATGGACTGGAGGTGCAGGAACCCAATGAGGAAGATGCACAAGCAGCGGCTACGCTCACCACGGCGTACGCCAACAGCCCACACAATACAAGTAATGCAGTGTCACATGCACGTGCATCAACGCTGACACCCGCCTCCCTCATAAATATCCGCTCGTATTTGGACGAATACGGCAGGGCTGTGGTCACACATGCCATTGAGGTGCGTCACATGGTGACTAACCGGCTGCTGGAGGAGTCTCAGAACCCCGACCCACGCATCCGAATCCGTGCACTGGAGCTTTTAGGTAAGCACAGCGACGTGGGCCTGTTCACCGACAGGTCTGAAGTGACAATTACCCACCAGTCTACGGACGAGTTGAAGGCGAGGTTGCGTGCCAAGCTCCAAAGATTGATCCAAAGACCTGATCTACCCACCGATGCGGTGGAGATTGGCGGGGATGTAATTGATGTAGATGCCGAAATGGGTTTGAGCACCCCCAAAACGGTCGTCGAAGCGGAAATTCCACAAGAAATTGCAGAAAACGTGCAAAAACCGGCTTTATATGAGCCGGAAAACGAGCCAGAAGCAGTTTTCGGAACGCCCCGTGCGGATTTTGATGACTGAAAGCACTTCTCTCAGTGCAGATGACTTCACGGAGGTCGAAATCCGGCTGATGCTGGACAATATTGACGCTTATACGCCTGAAGAACAGGCTGAAATTGAGAAAATTGCAGACATTATTGACAGCCGCAAGACGGCTAAAGCATGTTTTGACGATCTGGTGGAGTTCTGTAAGCACATGCAGCCAGATTACAAGGTGGGAAAGCACCACCGCAGGTTGGCCAATCTCTTGATGGACATTGCTGCGGGTAACAAAGACCGTGTGTGCGTGAACATGCCACCACGACACGGCAAGTCTCAGATGGTGTCTATCTATTTTCCGGCTTGGTTTCTGGGAAAATACCCGAACAAGAAGGTGCTGATGGTCTCCCACACCACAGACCTCGCCGTGGACTTTGGCCGTAAAGTCAGAAACATCATTGACTCAAGTGACTACAAACTCATCTTTCCCAACGTCGGACTTGCCGCCGACTCCAAAAGCGCAGGACGCTGGAGCACAAGTGCAGGCGGAGAATATTTCGCCTGTGGTGTCGGCTCTGCTTTGGCTGGCCGTGGTGCTGATCTCTTGCTTGTCGATGATCCTCATAATGAACAGGACATCATCAACGGGAACTTTGACGTATTTGACAAAGCCTACGAGTGGTTCACGTACGGCGCTCGTACCCGTCTCATGCCGGGTGGCCGCGTTGCCATCGTGCAAACAAGGTGGCACCAGAACGACCTGACAGGGCGCGTCACCAATGACATGCGGGCCAACGAGGGCTCTGATCAGTACGAGGTGATTGAGTTCCCAGCCATCGTGGACACCGAGCAGACGGACGGAAGCATCGTCCAGAAACCGCTGTGGCCGGAGTTCTTTGACATGACGGCGCTCCTGCGAACCAAGGCGTCAATGCCTACGTTCCAGTGGAACGCGCAGTACCAGCAGAACCCCACCGCAGAGGAAGCGTCAGTCGTCAAGCGTGACTGGTGGAAACTCTGGGAGAAGGAAGACCCACCCGTATGTGAGTACGTGATCATGAGTCTGGACGCGGCGGCTGAGAGCCACAACAGGGCTGACTTTACCGCCCTGACAACATGGGGCGTGTTCATGAACGACGAGGAGGGATGCCACAACATCATCCTCCTAAACTCAATCAAAAAACGTCTGGAGTTTCCAGAACTCAAAGAACTCGCGTATTCTGAGTACAAGGAGTGGGAGCCAGATGCGTTCATCGTCGAGAAGAAATCCGCAGGTACACAGTTGTACCAAGAGATGAGGCGCACCGGGATTCCTGTGGGGGAGTTCACTCCACACAGAGGTAGCGGAGACAAGCTGGCACGGTTAAACTCTGTGGCAGACATCGTGCGCTCTGGTCTATGTTGGGTGCCTGACACCCGCTGGGCTGAAGAGGTCGTGGAGGAGATTGCAGGTTTTCCATTCATGAGTAACGATGACTTGGTGGACTCGACGGTCATGGCGTTGATGAGATTCCGACAAGGAGGCTTTATCCGATTGCCTTCTGATGAGCCGGATGAGATTCGATATTTCAAATCCCGCAAGGGCGGGTACTACTAAGGACAAATCATGGCAGCAACAGATTCAATGAGTAAGGGCTTGTACTCCGCGCCGCAAGGACTGGAGAGTTTGGGTGACAGCATTGAGGTCACGATGGATGAGGAGTCCACGGTCAACATGCTGCCAGATGGCGGCGCAGAAATCCTCATGGGCGAGGCCACAGATGAGCAGGACGAGTCTGACTTTGAGGCTAACCTTGCAGAGCACATCGACGAGGGCAAGTTGCACTCACTGGCCAGTGACTTAATTGAGTTGTTT